CAGGAGATTACGAATGTCTATCGAACAAAAGATCAGCGAATTGCTCGAAGATTCAAAGAAACTTGAGGCAGAGCAGATCGCAGAAGAAACTACTGAAGTAGTTGCTGATGAAGCAACCGAAGAAGAAGTAGTTGCTGAAGCAAACGTCGTTACTAAAAATGCACCACCACAGGATCCAATGCCTGAGATTGATGCAGAAGAAGACGATGAAGAAGAAAACCAAGATAACAAAAAAGCAGCAGATGCTAAGAATGACGAAGTTAAAACTTCAAAGTCAAGCAATGTTGCTAATGCTAAAGCATCGGCACCAGAAGGTATGAACAAAATGAAAGAAGACGTTGACGCACTATTAAATGGTGAAGAAACTCTTTCTGAAGAGTTCCGTGCTAAAGCAGAAACAATTTTCGAAGCAGCAGTTATGTCACGTGTCAATGCTGAAGTTGAAAAACTTGACGAAGCATTTGAGCAAAAACTTGCTGAAGCGACGGAAGAAATTCATGAGGGTCTCGTTGAAAAAGTTGATGGATATCTCGGTCTTATGGTCGAGCAGTGGATGGAACAGAATGCACTTGCCCTTGAATCTGGCATGAAGTCTGAAATTCTCGAGAGTTTCGTAAATGGTCTGAAGAATGTATTCGAAGAGCATTATATCGATATTCCTGAAGAGAAGTTTGATGTACTCGGTGACATGGAATCTAAGGTTGAAGACCTAGAATCTAAGTTGAATGAGTCAGTTGCTGCCAGTGTAGATCTTAAGAAAGAACTCGACCAGATGAAAAGAGAAAAGATGGTTGAGGAATCTGCTGAAGGTCTATCCGATACTGAATCTGAAAAGTTCCATGCGTTAGCAGAAGAACTGTCTTATGAAGACGTTGATTCATTCGGAACCAAACTTCAGACTATTCGTGAAAATTACTTTGGTAATGGTAAGGCAAACGCAGATGTTAAATCTGTCGTTACTGATGAACCAGTTGCAGAAGAGAAAGTACTTTCTGAGTCAATGTCTCGTTACACATCTGCTCTGGGCAAAACAACTTTTTAACTTTAACTTAAATTAAGGAAACTAAAATGGATCGTAAACAACTGATCGAAAAATGGTCTCCTGTTCTTAACCATGATTCTCTTCCAGAGATCAAGGACAACTACCGTAAGGAAGTAACTGCGGTATTGTTGGAAAACCAAGAACGTGAGATGTCTAAGCAATCTGATATGCTTACAGAAGCAGCAGGTATGCCAACTAACCACGCAGACACTATGCCAAATACTGGCGGTGTTGCTAAGTTCGACCCAGTACTAATTTCTTTGGTACGTCGTGCTATGCCTCAGTTGATCGCATATGACGTTGCTGGTGTTCAACCAATGACTCAACCAACTGGTCTTATCTTCGCGATGAAGTCTCGCTACAATACTCAAGACGGTACTGAAGCACTCTTCAACGAAGCAGATACTGACTTCTCTGGTGAAGGTGCTCATCAAGGTTCTAACCCAGTTAATGGTACTTACACTACTGGTGAAGGTACTTCTACTGGTGAAGGCGAAGCATTGGGTTCAGGTGCGTCACTTGCTGGTGCATTCAACCAGATGGCATTCTCTATCGAAAGAACTTCTGTTACTGCAAAGACTCGTGCTTTGAAAGCAGAATACTCAATCGAACTTGCTCAGGACATGAAGTCTGTTCATGGTCTTGATGCAGAAGCAGAATTGTCAAACATTCTGTCTGCGGAAATCCTTGCGGAAATCAACCGTGAAGTTATCCGTACTATCTACACTACTGCGAAACCTGGAGCAGTTGCAGGTACTACTACTCAAGGTACTTTCGACTTGGATACTGACTCTAACGGTCGTTGGTCTGTAGAAAAGTTCAAGGGTCTGTTATTCCAGATCGAACGTGAAGCAAACGTGATCGCACAGCAAACTCGTCGTGGTCGTGGTAACTTCATCATCACTTCTTCTGATGTTGCAAGTGCTCTGGCTATGGCAGGTGTATTGGATTACGCTCCTGCTCTTAACACTAACTTGAACGTTGACGAAGCATCAACTACTTTTGCTGGTGTTCTTAACGGTAAGTACAAAGTGTATGTTGACCCATATTCATCAAATGCTAACGATGCTAACCAATTCTTCGTAGTTGGTTACAAAGGTACTTCTGCATTCGATGCTGGTCTGTTCTACTGCCCATACGTACCTCTCCAGCAGGTTCGTGCTGTAGATCCTAATACTTTCCAACCTAAGATTGGTTTCAAGACTCGTTATGGTCTTGTTGCTAACCCATTCGTTGAGTTGGATGGTTCAGGTGGTCTGACTGCAGACGAGAACTACTACTACCGTTCAGTTAAAGTAACTAACTTGATGTAATCAAAGGTTACAATAACTAGAGTAGAGTTCATCT